GCCGCCCGCGGAAATAGCGTCTGGCGAATAGGGATAAACCGTCAGCTCATCCCCGCTGTAACTGGCGGCGGCTGCCCATATCTTCCCGCTGGAATCCAGGTTGATGACCAACCCGGTGAGCAGACGACTCACGGGTTTCGCATCCCCTATCAGACGCTCCAGTTCGTTGTACATCTCCTCAGTAATGCCGGTTTCCAGCACCCCGATATCCAGACGGAAAGTGCCGGGTGCGGCATTGTTCTTCCACCATTCGGTAATGCGAATGAGATACCCCAGCGGTTCCACCACGCGTCGGATCGCAGCAATAGTGCCTTTACGGCGGTGAACGAACTGCGAGGCGGCAACCACCGCGCGCTTCGTCTCCTCCGGCCAGGTTTGATCCCAGCGATCAACTGACCAGGCCCAGGCCAGGTAGGGCAACAGCGCGACCGGGCAGGTTTGCGGGTTCCACAACGTGCGCAGCGGCACCGGCAGTTGCTGGAGGCTGGCGCAGGCTTCTGCGGCCGCAACTTCCAGCGCAGACGATCCAACGGGCAGCAGACGATCACTCATCGGAACCTCCCACGCTGATCGCACGCCCGGTGCACCAGCCCGCCTGGGTTTTATCCAGCACCACATCCTGCGCAGGCTGGGCCAGTTCCACGCGCTGCACCCCTTCCACATGCAGGGCGGCGAACAGGGCTGAGCGGCGGATATCACGTCCCAGACGGCTTTGTGCGGTGACAAAGGCGGTCAGCCGGGCTTCCGCTGCGGCGCGGATCGGCTCGGCCTCCGGGCCGGGGTAGAGGAACAGCGTGGCATCAACGCTGTACTCAACGATGTTGGCGGACTGCACGCTGACGCGATCGGCCACCGGGCGCACATTTTCATCGTTAAGAGCAATATTGACCGCGGACAGCAGCGCGGCACTGGCCTCCCCACGCCCTTCACGCGACAGCACGGTGATCAGCACTTCCGCCGGAGCCGGGCTGGTGGCGCTCACGTCAGCAATACGGCCATCAGCACTGCGGGCATGGTATTCATAAGCCCCCGCCGGCCCCGCCACGCTCAGCCCTTCAAAGGCCTGAGCAATGCGCAGACGGAAGTCCTCATCCTTTTCCATCACCGCAGCGGTCGGCGGCAGCGTGCTGCTGTCAGCCGGGCTCAGCACCAGGCGGGTCACGCCGTTGTTCATTCCCAGCTGATCGAGATCGCCTCCGGTAGCCCAGGCCACCATCGTGGCTTTGGCGGCTTCATTGATGCGCTGTCGCAGGATCAGCTCGCGGTAGGTGTTCTCCTGCAACAGCTTGACGATGGGCTCTGACTCAAGCTCAAGGGTCCGGGTTATCGCCGCCTGCTGGTCGGCCGGATATAGCGCCACCAGCGCGGCCTTGCGCGCCTGCAACAACGTTTCAAAATCGAGCGCCTCAACAACGTTCGGCGCAGGTAGCTGACTTAAATCAATCGTGGCCATAATCATTCACTCACTGGAATGGAAAGAGAAAAAGGGGACTGGCTGAGGCTGCCCTGCAGCGCCACCACCATGCGGCCGTCGAATCCGGGCTGGTAGCTGATGCTGTCCAGCGCAATGCGCGGTTCCCACTGCAACAACGCCACATAGCAGGCCGACATAATTTGCAGGCGCAGTGCCTCGTTTTGTGGCTGGTCGATCAACATCGACAACAACGATCCATAGTTGCGGCGCATCACCCTGCTGCCCTGAGGCGTGAGCAAAATGTCGCGTACCGACTGACGGATATGATCCCGATCCGTCAGGGCCAGACCGCTGTCACGTTGCATACCGAGATAGTTTTCTGTACTCATTGCGGCCCCGCTGTTTTGCTGCCGCCACTTTCCACACCCGCGTGGACGTGACTGTGAACGACAATGCCGTTAGACGACAGGCTGCCCCCGCTGTGGCTGATATTGCCCTTCAGGGTGCCTCCCCCGGTCAGTTCAAACGTCGCGGCTTTCAGCTGCTGCGTGCACTCCACCAGCGGCGCATCGAGGGTGATGCTGACCGCCGCCGTGATACACGCAGACTGAATGCCACTGGCCGTCAGTGCCCCGCTTTCCGGTTCATAGGCCAGTTGCGCGCCATCGGGAAACGTCCAGTGCACCGCATTCTGTGAGGCCGAAGGGGCCGGAAAGGCATCCGAAAAAATGCCCGCCAGCACAAAGGCGGTGTTCAGCTCTCCCCCCAGAGCGAGCAGAAGTACCTGCTCCCCTGGAGAGGGGGCATGCCAACTGCGGACCTGCCCTGCACTCCCGCTTAACCAGGGCAGCCAGGTGGTGAGGTTGCCTTCGCTTTGCACCCGACAGCGTGCCCGGACGGTATCCACCTCGCTGACGGTGCCAATGCGCAGCAGGTTGTGCAGCTGGCGCCGGGTTTCACTGACAAATTCATTCATAACGCTCTCCTCCGTCATCTCAGATAGCGGGCCATTCACTGACCAGTTGTTGGTTGATATAAAGTTTCCAGGGGCGGGAAACGGCTTCCGGCGGCAGCGGTTCCGGGACGTGCGTGACGTGCAGCGCCCCGTCGTCTTCGCTGACCAGCACCCGCTCGGTCAGCAGGGTCACCACGGTGAAATCGCCGTTGGTAGTGCTGCTGAACACCATGCCGTTCTCGCGCCTCGCAGGGGTGGTCATCAGGTCAGGCTGGTTCTCCCGCAGCCACAGCAGCAGGGCTACCACCAGAGGGTCGATGTCACCACCGGACTCGCTGAGGGTGATGCGTAACGGGTACTGATATTCAAAACTCAGTGAGGCGGCGGGCGTGCAGGCCACCACGCCCTGTTCCAGCGCGATTGTCAGCCGTTCAGGGTGATCCTTGAGTTGCGGTACGCGGGCCAGTAACGCCTCGCGTAGCTGGTTGGGCTTTAACATCATGTTGCTCCTGACACTGTTTAAGGGTTTCGACTTGCAGGCCGCACGTCAGCAGTGCCTGCTCCAGCTGGCGGATCGTGTTCAGCAGATCCCCCTGTGTTTCCGGCTGACTGGCCGGGATCGAACAGCTGCTGACGATCGGACAACCACGCCAGATAATCGTTGGGGGTGGCGAAAGCGGGGTGCTGCTGCAACCGGATAATGCCGTCAGGCAAAGCAGCATCGCTCCAGCGTTGAAGTGCTTCATTGCTGCGTATGATCCTTTGATCGTTAAGTTGTTGTTTCATTGTGAGATCGCGTGCGCTCAGGAGTGACTGACGCAGCGTGCGTTCTGCCTCGGCCTGGCGGGCGATCTCGCCCTGTAGCTGTGTGATCACCTCATCGCGTTGGATCATCCCTGCGGTGAGCTGCGCATTCGTCCGTTGCAGCGCAATCTGCTCGCTGTGCAGGTGCGCCATATAAAGGGCTGCGCCGCCCAGCATCCCCATCAGTAGCAGGAGCAAAACAATCCACAGGCGATTCATTGCGCCCCCTTCAGGCACAGGGCGCGCTCTGCCGTTCGCCGCGTCTCAATCCCCTTATTGCGCACCCCCTTCACATAGACCCAGCGCATCAGTTGATCGCAGGCCGCCGCCCACTGTTGTTGATTGATCAGCCGGGCGTAAGTCGAGCGGCAAACGGCACCCACTCCGACGTTAAACGCGAAAGAGACCGTGGCGTCATACACCCCCTGCGGCATGGCAACGGGCATACAGCGTGCAATACCGCTTTCCACTCGCTGTACGTCATCAATCAGATTTACCGCGATCTGCCGTTCATTCACCTCCGTGGTCGGTATAACGCCCCGGGTATGTCCAATCCCGTTAGTCCAGACGCCGGCGCTGCACTGATACGGCGAGGTACGGCAGCCTTCGGCGTTGGCCAGCAGCAGCAATCCTTCACTGGAGATGGTTAGCGTGGAAAAGGAAGGCAGTGAGATCGCCAGTGCCATCACCACCAGCACCGCACACTTCTTAGCTGTTGAATTCATCCACATTCCTGCCCGCTTGCCGCTGTTGCATCAGCCGCCAGGCCTTACGGCGGTAATGCCAGTTGATAAAGAAATTCGCGATGTTGATGCCCAGCGTGATGACCGCCACCAGCGCGCCCACCATAAAAGCGATGTCCTGCACCGTGTGGCGCCCTGACCACATCATGATCGCGCTGACCAGGTACCCAATCAGGGAGCTGTTTTTTTCCATCAGTCAGCTCCACAGATTCAGCGTTTCATGCGTGGCTGACAGTGAAAGCGTTGGAAGTTCTACCGGATAGCCATGAGGCAGCAGTGCCCCCCGTTCAGCCAGCCCGGGGTTGGCAGCGTAAACCTGTTCCACGACCTGCCGCGTACGGCCATAGTGGCGAAAACAGATCTCATCGACGCTGTCGTCCTGCAGGGCATAAATTTTCATGTTTCACTCCCCCGTAACGGGTATTGCGATAATAGAAACGGCAAAGCGTGGGAACGGTCACCTCACCGCAATCTCACTCTGCCGGGTAATCACAATCAGTGTGCGTTTTCGACGATCGCGGCTCAATCCGGGGCTGTTGTAGGGAGGGTGTGACAACGCAAGGGCATCAGACAGATGAGATGAGTCGCCTCTGAACGGCGAAAAAAAGGCAAAAAAAACCCCCAAACGGGGGCATCAGCAGAACATCGCGTAGAGGGGGTGGGATCCGTTCCGGGTACGCGAGGGCCTGCACCCGCGGGGAACAATGTGTACCCGCCAGGCTGTCAGGAAGGCGTTAGCACTCAGGCGGTGGAGAAAAGACGACCGAAAACTGCGTGTTTTTGAGCTCGACGCCACGGGCAATATCGGCAATCAAATGCAGTGCTATCTCGCGGTCACGCTCCCGGCAGGTGCCTTCAGAGGTTAATCTTGCTATCAGTTCTACGCGTTCCAGAATGACGCGTTCAGCTAATTCTTTGTCCACAACTCCCCCTCCATATCACTGTACATACATACAGTATCATAGCGCTTAACAATAAGAAAAGTTTTTTGCTTGTACCGCAGACAATCTTTATCACCATGATAATTATCAAATTATTACTATTGCTCTAAAGAAGAAACATACCATCGCCTGCCGTGTTTATTTCAGGCCTGCACGCCCGCCATGGGGGGTTCAGCGTATGAAAATGAGGTTGATACGGGCGAAATAAATTAGCGTTGCTCACGTTATACGGGGGCGAACTGGCTGTTCACTCCCGGATGAACTCGCCTATTCACTAAAGATGAATGTGAGAGCCGTACTGACAAAGACAGCGGGTTTACAGGTTGTAAAAACACCCATCATCGGGCAAAATCTTTGATAATTGATGTGCTCGCCGTCCTGATGTGCCCATAAAGCTACAATTCAAATTGCACACTCCCCAAAAAATGAAATAAACCAGGAGTTTGAGCGTGAGCCTAAAAATCGATTTTCAAAGCGGTGCAAAAGAGGTGCTGGATCGCGTGCTCCAGGCCTACGGCTTTACCACGAAACTGGCGCTGGCTGAGCATTTAGGGATTGCCAGCAGCAGCCTGGCGAATCGCTATTCGCGCGGTTATTTCCCCTCAGATATCGTCATCCGCTGCATGGCCGATACGCAGGCCTCATTGCAGTGGCTGGCAACCGGAGAGGGTGAGCAGCCAGGCCCGGCAGAAAACCGCACGCCGCCCTCGCAAAACGGAAATATCCAGACGCTTGCCCGTCAACGCCTGGACGCCGGAAAGCTGACAACGCTCACCCGCATTGCCGTCGACGCGGCGTTCTTTGAGGTCTGGCCCAGCGCCATTGAACAACCGCTGGTAATCGTTGAAGGCAACCAGCAGTTTATTGCTGAGCAGGCATTCAGTGAGGTCCTGGACGGTGACTGGCTGGTATCGCTGGAAGGCCAGGTGAGTATTCGCAGCCTGACGCGTATTCCTCCCGGACGCGTGCGCGTTGCTAACGGTCAGCAGCAGTTTGAATGCGCCCTGAATG